CAGCCGTTCTATCGCCGCCTTGTCAACGCCTGTTACGTCCTGAACCGCCCTTGGGATTGACCAGCTTACCCCTGTGACATCATTGCTGATGGTTCGGGCCGAGGTTCCGCTATCGTCAATTGCCACTGCCAGCGTCGGTGCCTCTTTCGCCATTTCTTACCTCCTTATTTTCCTGCCTTCTGCGGCTTCGTTAAATTCGTCTACCCATCTATCTGGCTCCATTGCGTTATGCTCTACTCGCCCTGCCTCTAACCTTGGCAAGTCTCTGGTCAACCACGGCCCACGATCCAGCTTCTTCCAGTGGTCGCTCCCGAAACACCTCTGCCCTGCTGGGTAGTGCAGGGTGATTAACCCCTCGCCCGTGACCTCTGCCCTATAATGGCGTTCCCTGTCGGCCCTAACAAAATCGTATTGAGGGCTTTCGGCCTCAACGGTTGTCGTCCATCCCAGCAGATAACGAGGGCAGTCCACCTCTGCACAGGTTGCCCTGCGCCAGTGCGAATCCTTGGGCCATGTGACCTGATACCGACTAGTACGCTGTATCATCTACCGTCTCGCCCCTGCGGTATGCGACTATAAACTTGGCATTGTTAAACGTACCTGTGGATGTCACTCTCAGGTAACGGTTGACCGTCCCCGTTATCGTCACCCTCTCGGCTGCTGGCTCTGCACCGTTTGCCACAGCGGTGAAGCTAACTAGGTCTGTCCAATCGGAATCATTAGGGCTGTCCTGTATCTTGAACGTGGGGGTTCCCGTGTTGATGTCTATGATGTGGAGATACGCTGCCAAGCCAGAGGCCGAACTAGCCCCATCATCCTTGGAGGATGTATTCCCTGCGCTGCTCTGCGTTGCCTCCGCTGCAAACAGGACTCCCCACTCCAGCCCGTTCCCCTGCCCCAGACATTGAGTCGTTAAGGCCAAAGCCTTGTCCTGTGACTTCGTACCATCGTAGTTGATTTGCTTGGCAACCAGCCCTGCTGCTGGTGAGTCCGCTGCCGTCCCTCTCGTGTATGTCACTATAACGTCTGTGGTGGGTAGGGCTGATAGGGTGGCATGACCCAGCAACGCCCCATCATCAAACCAACTTGAGAATGCAATCTCCCCGTCCCCATGCCCTGCAAGGCGTACCATGCCAGCACTCTCTATAACTGGCGTGTCCAATACAGCTTTGCGAGTTGCTATGGTATCCACCGCAGAAACATCACCCGATAAGTCTCTCCCTCCTATATAGAATTTATCCGTCAGCCCTGTTTGTTTCGCCATTGTTAAACTCCTGTTCCTACAACTGTTGCGGAACCATTGACCACGAGTGGCAAGGTGATGTCGCACATCCGATACATCGTGCCACCCACATCCAGGTATCCGTACTCAGCCCTTAGACTTGTCCCATCCATCCCTGCAACGTCTATGGTCATAATGGTGGACTCTAAATCTGTGTCTCCCAATAGGTCGCTCATTAGTTTGGATACCACCGTAGCCATCTCGTTCTCAAGGCTCTGCTGTGGGTCTGTTTGCTCTGCCAACATATCCCTATAGATACGCAGGGTCACGAGATGGTTCTCTCTTGTATCACCCCCTGCATATACTAGGTTGATTGACACAGACCGCATGAAGATAGCCGCATGGTATCCCTGTCCTGGGGGGCTTTTCGGTTCCCCTACCTGGACGCTGTTGAATAATCCCGATGCCTGTACATAGGATTCGACTGCGTGGAGGGTGGAACCTATCTCAAACGCCATTACTTATTCATCTTCCGAGCGAGTTGCTGTACCATCTTGGTAGCCTCTTTTGGCACTTGCTCCTCCATCCATTGTGTAGTCTTACGGAAGGCAGCATATCCCTTGAACCTACCACCACCCAACTCAAGCCAAGGCCCATATATAACCCCCCCGTCATCAATGCGCCCCCGTAGACCCCGTGCCTGACCACTGACATTGCGTCGATAGTTGCCCGTGCTTTTGCCGCCTTGTTGGGTGGTTATATACACCCCTGGTTTTGTGTCTCTGGGCCTGAGTACAATGTCCAAGCGTTGCTCACCTAACTCCACAATGCGCTGCACCAGTTTCGCCGTAGCTTCAAACGTCACCAGATTAGGTCGCTCAAACAGGGGGCCACTGACCGTAGTTTCAATGCCCTGCACTATCATACTACCGCCTCCCTAGCCCTGCGGTAGTATCCCACCATCGACGTACGCAGTTGGCTCATGCTCACGCCTTCCAATTCCCTGCCTTCATAAGTACCACCAGTGACGAACCCCGTGCCACTTGTAGTCCTAGCCCATCCTGCGTGTTCCTGGTGGTAGGTGGACAATGCCTCTGCCAGACACCACCGAACCACATCTGCATCTGGGAGGTATCGGGTAATGGATGCGGAGTCGCTATGGCTTGCAGCCGTAGTACCGTTCAACCCCCGTTCAATGGTTAGGGTGCGGTTAACGTGGCAAGCTACGTCATCATTATGAGCAGCCAGGACAGAACCATCCCACGCCCGAATGACTGTAAGATCATTAGTGGAAACCGACACAACGTACATCTGCTCAGAGTCGAGACGAATGATCTCACCAGCTACAATCCCGTGGCTCCCGTCTAGGGTCACGGTCACTGTGGCATTGGTGGCAGCTAGGTTGCTGCCCATGTTGAGGAGGATACTACCCCTAGCAGCAAACGCCCTGTCAGCAACGAATATCTGCTCACTGTCTATAAGTAACGTGTCACCTACGTCAATCGTGCTGGCATCGGATACAATCAACGCCGTGTCGCTAGAACTGATGCCACCTGAGTCATCCACAGTCCCTGCGGATGCCGTGGTGTTACCCCATCCCCAGGAGCCTGCAACGCTGATACTGCGCTGTGGTGTATCACCTGACTCAAATGCAGCCGTGCTACTCAGGTCAATCTCAATGCGGTTGTACCTAGTGTTCCCGTCTGGCTCTGGGTTGTTCGGTTCTAGGAAATAATCAGCGGAGGAGATAGTAGTAGGGCTGGTGTTCTGCGCCTGAGTCTGTAACGTGCTAACAGATAGCAGGTCTTGGTCAAGCCATAGCACATTAGCAAGTCCTGGGCGTCGCTGGGGCCAACGATATAGTCGGGTCTGGGTCTTGGGTAGAAAATGCCTGCGAGTCCACCTATCAACATCTCTGCTGGCAGCTTCAATAACCCTGTCTATAACAGGATTAAACTGCGAACCGCTTATATTGGCAGCGACTTTGAACCGCTCCCTTGTGGTGTACCAGTTAGCCATACGCTCTCTCCTTGCTTTCTAGGACAGATAGGCTGGATATTCAGTTATCTGGGGCCACCTGCCCATGTCGAGTAGTTTCCCAAGGGGCAATTCCTACGCCCATCTGGGTGAATCACAAGGATAGCTCCATCAATGGGGCAAGCCACTTGTGGGTCGCTTACCTGTATTCTGTGGGTAGACTTATTTTCCGCTAGTATCGCCTGTAGTTGCTCCCACGCCATTGACCTGCTCCTTCGTAGGCTGCTTAACAAAGGTCATGCTCTCCAAGTTGAGCGTCCAATCGTCTCCCTCTAGGCTCAGGCTGTCCCGTAGACCCCTGACATACGCATTAACCTGCGCTTCCATCTGGCGCAGCTGCACCAGCATGGAGCGGAGCGACTCCTGGGCCGTGTTCGGTATGGATACTTCTTTTACAGTATTCGGCATTATGACACCGCCAGAACCGCCGCTTTACTCACTAGGCTGGCTGCTGCGGTAAGTTCTGCACTGCTCGCATTAGTTACAGGCACATCTGCCCTGACCCGTGTGATTTCAGTGCTGCCATCTGCCAACTTGTAGTTGACCGTGGCGGTCACGCTCCCGTCAGCCTCAACCGTTAGCCCCTCCACCTGTGCATCTGATTTTTCTATTGCCATGCTATCCTCCTATATTCCGCTCAAGGCTACTACCTGGGCCTTCAACTTCTGTACCTCTGCCACTAACAGGGTGGTTATCCTCTGCCAATTGTTTGACCATACCTCACTGCCCTTCCAGTTGGCGAGGAGAGGATGCACGGCAGCAACCTCCTGGGCCACAAACCCGAAATCCCGTAGGCCGTTGCTCCCACTTAGCTCATTCCATGTCCAGCTACGGGGAGCCAGTTGGTAGAGTAGATTGCTATCTACCTCCATATCTGCCTGGTCATCCTTGAAAATCGTACTCGATGTGTCTTGCTGGAAATTGTTGCTGCCATCCAACGAGATATTCGTGGCTGCGGACGCAGCAGGCAGGGAGCCGTGGATAACAGGCGTACCCTCCATGTAGATGGCATAGTCAGCCGTGGCCCCCGACGTTAAACTCTCAATAAATAGCCCCATCTGGTTTGTCGGAGTGCCACCAGCGTTGAGGATACGGATTGCAGACGCTGCGGTTAGGGTGACGTTACTGCCCTCTGTGGGCGCAACCACCTCCACCCCCGTTGCTTTATCCACCGTCAAGGTCGCAGTATCACCCGCAATGGTCGTGGCTAGTATCTGCATAGTGGGACGGAGGTCTGTTACCTGCGTCGTGCCTATATACTCCACCTCCATCGCATTTAATTTCATTAGAATATGTCCGCGGCCCGTGGATGCTGATGTTGGAGTCCCGTTCTTGGCGTCGAACGCGTGAACGACAACGTTATTGGATGTGCCACGGGAATCAAGCGTATAATACGTATCCGAAGCCGTCTGTATTGTAAATGCCTGACCCCTGCCACTGGTAATGATGACATCTATATCTGATGCAGGGTCTAGTAGTAGGTCACCCGTCGACGTACCGATAGTCGAGGTCTGTTGGAAGGCCAGCGCACCAGTGGTATAGATGATTTCATCCGTACCCCCCAGACCAAACCGTAGCGTGGCAGCGTTGGTGCGTAGCCGAGCCACATCATCGGCTTGGAAATCCATCGCTATGAACGAATCCCTGTCAGCATCCAGTACAACCACGGTGGGCTGCGTGATGCCATTAAATAGGCCTAGATCTACCCCGTCTAGACCAACTCCGACACCAAGGACGGGAACCTGTTGGCTGGTTCCCGTGGGTAATTCAAATGCCCAATACTCGGCGTTGGCATCGGCGGTTTCCCAAAACGCTGAGACATCATGCCCCGTGCCGACTGTGCTGCGTGTTTCACCGTGGACAACGAGGTCGCCCGTAACGGTCAAATTCTTGACCGTGCGAATGAACCCCTCGCTACCGATACCTTTAAGTCCCTCAGTACGAGAGCCTGTTGTCATACAACCCCCCTATCTACACGCCCTCTGTGTAATAGATTTTGATGGTAATGCCAGCCGAGTTCACATTGTTATTCGTAATGTTTAGGGTTAGCGTGTCCGTCCCAGCATAGACAGCAGAGGCTCCGTTGCTCTCGATAATAGCGACCTCGGAACTGGATGTATGTCTATTAGCACCCACCCCCAGTAACAGGTCTGCACCACCAGCCTCAGTGACTGTTATATCGTAATTCGCTTGAGGAGCCGTACTCCCAGGGTCGGTGGCAATCTGTAGCAGCCGCCCACCTATCTCACCATGTGGGATATTGCTCAAGGCGGTAGCAGGGTATGACCCGTCAGAGGAATCCGCTGTGCAGGTGAGCGTGATGATTTTGACGGGCGGTCTTCCGCTCGTCAAGGCTTCGGTTATCGTTCCAGCCATTTAGTCCCCCTTCGCCTCATCCTCAGAGGGTTCGGCTTCTTCGGCAGTTTCTTCCTCTACCGCAGCTTCTTCTTCTGCAGCTAGTTCGTCGTCTGTTGGCTCTGGTTGTGTTGCAGTTGTCATTATTCTCCTACGCCGAGGCTACAGATGCGCCTGTGTCTATGGGATAGTAAAACATCGTCCAGCTAACCGACCCCGTGTTAGAGGCGGCACAGTTTAGCTCGATGTCGCCCTCAGACAGTATCATCGGATAGGTCATAGAGATGCCAATCCAGAGGTCATCCCGTAGTGCATCCCCCACGGTTCCGCTTATCGTGTAGAGGGTTCCGACGGCATCTCCTGTCGTGTTCAAGACGGCGCACATATCCTGATCTGCGCCCGTCTCGGTGGGGTTAAATACCAGCTTGGTGTTATTCGCCTGAGTCTGCATGACAGTCGTTACCTCACCGATAATGGCAGTCAGG